CTGAAGGTGTTGAAGCCATCGTCTTCATCAGAATCATTGATTTCACCGTCCAGTTGAGAACCAAAACAAAATGTCGATATGTCCAAAAGCTGAACTGCTTTTGTTTTGCTTTCCAAATCTATGATGTTGAAGAGTTGTCTTTCTTTCGGTCTCAAAGATGCAATTATATCTTTGTCGCCGTCCTGTTTGACAAGTTTTGATTGATACTCACAAATCGGACATCGTTGTCCCGCTGTTAGTCTTGGACATACATACGATTTGTTTTCGAGACCGATATTTTTGTGAACGAAATAAGTTCGCTCATAGTGCATATCACCTTCATCGGCCCATGGATTGCCCTTGCCAACAGGGTAACTCAAAATATCAACACGATATTTTCCTTTTTTGGGATTGAAAAAATCAACCCCGCTGGGAATTTTCAAAGTGGTACTTCCACCACTGCTTTGATGTTGTGCCGCTCTTCTTTTTGCATTGGCCGCCGCACTCGCCAGTTTTCCTTTTTTCTTTCCACGTTTTGCCATAATTGATTCCTTACAAAAGCCACATTACATTACAACTGGTCGTCACGCCGTACCAGACTTTTAGCTTTATAAAATGCATATGTGCCAAACTTGATACACAAATAAATTACAATTGGCAGTACGACAATGGACAACAGAACAATAATAAATATCAATTGAAGTGCATTCATAATTTTTTTCGTTTCTTTTTAACACGTGCGTTTCTTTTCTTGGCATCATCAACAAACTGCCTGCCTTTTTCATCATGTGGAATATATGGTGTGGAGAAGTAGTTTTGTCCGTGAAGTTTGACAATATTTTCAAGAGCAGACTTTTTCATATCCAAACCATGTATCACACTTTGTAAATTATTGAACAGTTCCCAGGCACCGTTCAATGCTTGTTGTGCTATACTGCATCTTGCTTTTGCCTTTTTATATTTTTCACTTACAAGCACAGCGGCATTGATAGCTGCAATTGTGGCTTTCCCTGTGATATTGTATTGTTCTGGATTTTCCTGTATGGTCAAATTCAATCTGGCTTCCGTCTCTTTCAATTCGGTTTTCAGAGACTCCACATTAGTTTCAGCTTCTTTTACGGCTGTGCGTGCCTCGGCAAGTTGTTCTGCATACTTGAAATAAAGTTTGGGTTGACGCATCCATTCATCTTCCAAACAATTCAAATCAATATCAAATATTCTTTTGTTCGTTTCCATAAAGTTCCTCTCTACTTTATTATCATCTTTCGGGCGAAAAAACGCACATATTTTAATCGTCACCATTGATAATTAAATAACAAGCGTGCACAACACCAGCGGCATTGCTATCATAAAAATGTTCTTTGAAAGCTTCGATGATTAAAAATGCTCGTGATTGTATTGCTTTGTTTTTGTTTCGCAACAAAACCGATGTTGCATATCCAAGAACCCTACGCCGAACCGTTTCCGCTTCTTTACTCAGATTCAAATCACACAAGAGAGCCGACATCTTTTCCCAACTGCATTTTGGGCTCATTAAAAGTTTGACAATATCGTCCGCATTTTTTAATGCCTCCATGTAGGATTGTATTGTCTTCAGCATATCAGACTCATTCAAATCTTTTATCTGATGCAAAATAACCAATGCTGTTCTGGCTGAGCCGTTGCTTTGTTCTGCGATTGCGCTTACAACTTTTTTTGGTATGGTGATTTTGCTTTTTTCAATGATGTCAAAAAGTGTGCTCTCCAAATCATCAACAGATAAATCACCCAATGCAATTTCGGTGCATCGTGTTAGAATGGCCGGTAAAACTTTTTGACGTTCTGTTGTGGCCAGCATGAAATAAACATGACGTGGAGTGTCTTCCAGTATTTTTAGAAATGCGTTCTCAGCATCTTTGGATAGCATGTGACACTCATCTATCAACCAAACACGACACGGACCGGAAATGGCTCTCATATTTATTTGTTTGCCAATTTCTCGCACCATATCAATTCCACGAAAACTTGCGGAGTTGATTTCGTTAAAATCGTGCTTGCCACAATTCAATTGTTTTGCAACGATACGAGCCAGTGTGGTTTTTCCACAACCACTTGGTCCAGAGAATAAAATAGAATGCGGTAGACTGTTGCTTTCGAGCATTTGATTTAGTGATTTTATGGCGGTGTCTTGACCATAAACTCCTTTGAATGTTTTTGGTCGGTGTTGTTTGTATAATTCCATTTGCTCTTGCTCAACATCACTAACATTTTCTTTTTTCTTTTTCTTGCTCATATTTCTTTCCGACTTTTACAATATCCAAATTAGTTCTGCCACAACGAACACAACACAAACACCACATTCTATGCCACCAATGATATCCGCAATCGTAACAATAATGTGGGTAGTATATTACTATTATCTCCGTTTGCATAAAATATCATCGATTAAATTTTTACTTTCGTTTTTTCGAACCATGATTTGCCAACTGGTGATACTTCCGCCTCAATTTCAAGCGGTGTCGTTATCCATGACCAGTGTTTTTTGATGTCAACAGTCATAACTTTATTGGCAATTTCTAAGTAGTTTTGCAATTCGCTTTTTAATATATCGCCAACAATACTGTCATGTATTTGGCCAACGATTAGTGATTTCATTTTATATTTATTCAGAAGTTTTTGAATGCGTGTCAATGACCAAAGCAGACAATGAAATGCAACACCTTGCACCGGATAATTTATGACCTCATTTCGTTTCATCAGACCACTGATTTCAAAACCTGTTAGCATCATGAATTTTCCATTTTTGCGATACGCATTGTACCAGTCTTCCTTCCATTGTCTGTAAACTTTGAATCGACTATTCCAAAAATCACGTTCCACCTGTTTGATGTGATACAAAAATGTATTTGATTCTTGTATTACATCGATGTTCACAATTCCAAGTCTGTTGATGCCTTTGCTTTTCAAATGCTTTCGCAGAGATAATCCTTCTCTGGTTTTCAACTTCATTTGTGAAATAGAGTTCCAAAGTGCCGGAGCACAGCTCAACCACCAGTCACCATAAAATTCAGGAAATACAAATCTGTTCTTTCCACAGTAACGAATATCTTTTATGCGTTGTGCGTCGTCTTCATTTTTTGGTGTCATTTCCTTTTTCGATAACATGTAACACTGCATTGCCATATCTCGATGCATATCTTTGGTTTTGTCGTGCAGATAATCAAGCATCATCGGGTCCTTGTGATACCATGCGGCACCGTGCACTTCAATTCCACCATAGTCTAACTCCACAATGTGTCTTTTTGATGAGCGTGGTATAAAACACTGGCGAATAAGTTTGCCCATTTCATAATTACGAATCGGCCAGTTTTGAAAGTTTGGCTTACTGGAACTCGAACGATACGTTACGGCAAGACCAAGGTCAAAAAATGCGTGCAAAAGTCCATCGATAGTTTCCTTTTCTATTCCAGATAAATACGTTCCTTTTGCCTTTTTCAATTGTTTTATTGACAAAAGACTTTTCACAAAAGGAATGTTCAGTTCTGATAATACAGCAATGTCGGTTTTTGGTTTTCCGGTTTGCGTGTAAACAGGACATGTGTATCCCATATTTTCAAATAACACTTTTCCTAATTGGTCAGAGCTGTCCATATTTGTTTTGGTGCCAAATCTTTTTTTCCACGTCTTGAAAATCTCATCGTTTTTAATATCTTCCGTTTGTTCTTTTATTTTTCGTGCGGTTTGTTTGATTGCTTTTTGTAAATATTCTGTGTCTATGCATATGCCATTTGACTCAACTGTTGACAAGGCCAAGGAACCCTCATGCAATAATTGATATGCGTCTAAAGTTGTTGCTTTGTTTTTCATTTTCGTATTCATATCTAAAAAGGAATATCGTCCACAGATTTTTCTTTTCTTTTATCTCTGGCACGTTCGCCATTTTCCAACGGTGAAATACACTCTAAATTATATCTTTGATTGTTTAATCCATCACCATCTTTGTGATGAACCACTTCATTTTCAGTTGGTTGCATAATGAAATTGTGCATTCGAATTACTTCTCGTTTTGTTTTGACTTTTGCATTCTTGTGACATCCTCTTGAAGAGTGTTTATTTACACTCTTCATTCTTACGGCATACCAGGACGCATTGCTTTTTTTGGCATACCATTTGAAACAATTCAAAAAACCAAAATCACAATCATCTACAAGAGCAACTTTTTCCTGTGACAGTATAATCTCTTTCATAATTTTGTTCGCAATAATTTCATTTGAATTTCTGCCAATTTATATTCCAATAGAGAATCAAGTCCGTTGTACAAAAGCAAATCATTCATGTCAACTTCATGAATACGATTCAGATGACTTTTGTCCTCCGCTTTTAATAACGATTCGATGTGCTCATTATAAATAGATTGTCCCATAACAACAAAAGATTGAAACTTTAATCCAGATACTCCCTTGCTGTTGTTCAGAACATGTGCGGCAAGCATTGTGTCCCAAAACCAGTTTTTTACGCTTGTGTTTAATTTGTTGTGTGTCCATCGATGCTCGAACTTCATATTCGCCGCTATTTTTTTTGATTTGTTAGACAGCAGTGCTTTCATAGGCTCCACCACACAATCGGCCCAAGGAAAGGCAATCGTTCTTTTGCCTTTGTAACAAATGGAACAACTGTACATTTCAGAACCTTTGTATTCTGGTTTCAAACAATTTGCCTCATAATCAAAAGCAAATGGACCAGCCTTTTTTGTAATGTCTCTGATGAAGGAAATTGCCTTGCTGGGACGATTGATTATCTCAATCTGTTTTTCATAGTTTGGAATATCTGTCCATGGTTTGCTTTTTGCTTTTTTGATTGCCGCTCTCAAATGACTTTTCATTGAAAGTTCCACAACGGAATCTTGTGTGCGTAACAAATACGATGGATGATAAGTCGGACAAATCCAAATGTTTAATTTTTGTAGTGGTATTTGCCATCCCATCCAAATGCCTCGTGTGGACATTGTTTCGTTTCGAATGGTACCAATTAGTGATTGTACAGAAACACCGCCCAAAAGAATCACAACATTCGGATTTAGTTTTTTAATCGTTTTGAAAAGATTTGGTGAGCACGCCCTGATTTTTTCATTGCTGGGTGTTTCGTTGTTTTTTGGTCGGCATATTATGGCATTTGTCTTCCAACAATCCTTATGCAAACTAATATCCAATTCTTTTAGTAATTGCTTTAACAACTTACCAGATTTTCCGATGAGTTGTGTGCCTTTTATATCTTCCAACTCTCCGGGAGCCTCAGCAACAATCAAGATTTTTTTTCTGCCTTCACCTGATGGTTTCATTTTTGGTGAGATGCAATCCCTATACAAACCACAACTGCCACAATGCGGCAGTTGATTTGTATTTGAATTTGCACTTCCTATCAATTTGGATGTGGAAAAGAAACCTTCCATGGTTCTCTATTCCTTCTCAACGATAGTATTCAAAACAGTCACGTATAACATGTTGCCGGATTTTATTTTCAATCGGTCCGGACCAATAACACAACTGTGATACTTGCGCGACAAATCACACAAAAGCTTTGGCGGCATTCTAAAGTTT